AATTTTTAATACTTTTTTTAACATTTTTTAAAAAAGTATTAAATTTATGGAGGGGTTATATCAGTTATATATCGGTTATAGCAAAGTTATAGCAAATATGGAGGGGTTATATCAGTTATAGCAAAATGGGGATTTTATTATTTATTTATTTTTAATATTTTTTTCTAAGAAAAAGTTTAAAAATAGATATAACTGATATAACCAAACCATAATAGCTATAACTTTGATATAACCTTGCTATAACTTGCTATAACTTTTTGACACTGTCCTTTTTTAAAAAATAAATCCATAAAAGTGTATTTTTATAAAATATCTAAAAATACACAAGACCATAAATGAAAAAAACAGACTTTTTAGTTTTTGATACACAAGTGTTTCCAACCGTTATAAGTAATGTCATTGATCTTTACTACACCATATTCAGATTTGACTTGTTTGTATTTTTCTTTGATATATTTCTCCATTTCTTTTTTATATTTACTTGATACACTAGAATGAACTTTTATTGTATTCAAGTATAGTTCACACACTTCACCAAGTTGTAATAAACTATTTTGCTTATATTGAACATTTTCATCTAACCAATCGTACAAGTGATTATTTTCTTGTTTACGACCTATGACACCAGTTAAACCAATATCACAGTCGTTCACGTTTGTTTCTTCAATTCCTATTTCTACACCATTGTTTTTAAGTTTTTCGACCAGTTCTTCCTTTGAAATATGCTGATAAGTAGATTTTAATGTATTAATGACATTTCCACATATTTCTACAACGGTCTTGATATAATTAATGTCACAATCAAAAAATTCACGGTTTGAATTACAACGATACCTGTCTAAAATGTAATGAGCACATTTCTCTAATAAATCGGGGTTACTGGTCTTAAAATCAAGTAATATTTCTATATTATTCACATTCCCTGTTTGTAATCCACGTATTCGTTTATTCACAGCATCTTTCGTCTTACCAACTTTTGTTCCACCATCAGTTTTTATAACGTATATATGACCAGTTTTCTCTATTTCTTCATACGTTTTTTCTTTATAACGAAGAAGTTCTTGTTCTTTTGCTTCGAGTTGTTGCTGATGTTCTTCAAGTATTTTTTGTGTTTCAAAATCTTTCAATTTTAATTTTTCTTCAAGATCGTATTTTCCTTTACGACGTATTTCTTCAATGACTTCGCAAACCCAGTCTTGAAATTGTTCAGCTATTTTTTTACGAGATCTCATAAGGACCTTGTATAAACCTTGTTCTGTAAGGAAGACAACTTCTTGCTTACCTCCAGGGGTGTCAGTTAAAACTACACCCTTTTGTTTTTCATTAAAATTTGAAATAGTGTCTCTAATATTTTTAATTTCAAGTAAATCACCTATATCTTTTGCTTTGAAAAGTGGATCGTCACATGTACCATATACTCGAATATTCAAACCATTGAATTGTTTTATTAACAAGTTTGTTTCGTTATTAACATCTTGATGTTTTTTAGGACTTCTAAATATATTTAACATTATAAATATAATTAAATTAACTTTAAACCATGTCTTTTAACATATTAGTTTCTTGTTGTCGACCTAACGAATATATGAGTGGTATACTATGCCACTCATCACGTCGAATTCTCTTAATGTAGTTCTTATAATAATTCATATAAACCATCTTCTGTTAAAAATAATTGTTCTAAGGTGCTTTTTTAAGTATTTTACATTGATCATCCATTCCATTTATAGTATCTTTTATATTTTTAATACCGAGTAAATCACCTATATCTTTTGCTTTGAAAAGTGGTTCTTCATATGTACCGTATATATTTATATTCAAATCGTTAAACTGTTTTACTAACAAGTTTGTTTCATTTTGTTTTATAAGCTCTTGTTTCTTAGAACTTTGAAATATATTTAACATTATAAATATATTTACTTTAACTTTAAATTAGTTTTTGATACACAAGTGTTTCCAACCGTTATAAGTAATGTCATTGATCTTTACTACACCATATTCAGATTTGACTTGTTTGTATTTTTCTTTGATATATTTCTCCATTTCTTTTTTATATTTACTTGATACACTAGAATGAACTTTAACTCTTCCTAAATAAATTTGACATGTTTCTCGAAGTTGTAATAATTCATTTTCCTTGTACATAATATTTTCTTCTAACCAATTGTAAAAATCATTGTTTTCTTGACGATATTCATTTGTTTTTAATTGTACTTCCAATGGTTCTTTGATATCTCGGAAATAATAATCTAATAATATTTTCATAAATGTTTGACGCCAAGTAACATCTTCACGCATTCTTGATGGTAAAGTACGATCTATTTTGTATTCACCATTTACTTTTGGATCATCTATAAAACGTGAAGGAAAATCAATTACACGAATACGTCTCCATAATGCAGTATCTTCACCTTTAATTTCTGGAAGTTCATTACAAGCTAAAAATAACTTGGCCTCTAAAACAAAACTAACAGCTTCTTGATATAACCCACGTGCTACTATTTCTTCACTACCTGTAAGTTCCTTGAGTAAACCAATGTTTATCTTTTCACCATCTTCTGGTTCACTTAAAAAAGCAAATCGCTTATACATTAATTTTATTTTTTCAGAATTTGCTTCATTCGCATTATTACGTTTACGTGTTAAAAGTGTAACTTCTACCTTTTCTCCAAATTCACCCATCGTTAATTTCATTAAATTCAACAATTGACTTTTACCATTTGCACCAGAATCTCCTATAAACATCAAGAAATTAGTATTTGGTATATCACCATTTAAACATTCACTCATCTTTTTTAAAACATAATCACGAACACCACTATTTGGTAAAACTTGTTGTAAAAATACATATACTTCTTTATTGTTACTACCTTCATCGTAATTATACCCCACTATCAAGTTTACATAATCATCCTTTCGCGTTTTTCTAAATTTATTTTGAATTAAATCAAAAACACCATTTGAAAATGGAACTAAATGTTTCTTACTATTCAAATTCTTTATAAATACATCATCATTATAATACATTTTTGCACCTTTTATAATTTCTTCTTCAAACCCAGGCTTGTATAATTTATTTGTTAAACTTTTTATATTTTTTACTAAACTATTACTTGTATCTCCACCTTGTTTTTCATAATGCGCCTTTATTGTATTAAATTGATTTGATAATTTAACTATACGTTTTCTTAATTCTAAAGATTCTTTGTCTGAACGCCATATACAACCATTAAAATAATACCACATCCCATTTGTATATATAAAATCTATTTCTAATTTGTGTAAAAGTTCACTCAGCTTTATAACTTTATGACCATCTAACACCTGATTATACAATTTTGTCATTTCTTTATTACGAAAAATACTATTATCTAATTGTACATCACAACTAAAATCTTCTTCACCAGCATAATAATTATTCTGAATATTAATATTTACCGTCCCATTATTAACTAATTGGTTGTAATTTAAAAAGAAATTATTAAGATGTTTATATTTATCTGCTATAGGAATTAACGTATTTTTTGGAAATATACTCTTACACACCTTGCATTTTAAACAATACCCGTTATCACTAATTTGATGTTCAACGTGACATTCTGGACATTTACCACTCATTTTCATTAACGAATTTTGACTCACATCACCCCTAAATACCATCTCTGTTTTATCAAATTGAATTTCATTAATAGTCGTATCAAAATTTTCTGTTATATAATCCTTACATTCTTTGATAGCTTTTTGAATCAATTCTTGTTCAACTTTATTTACCCGTAAACATTTCAATATTATTTCATTTAATTCCTTTGGAAATTCCTTTATTTTTATTTCTTCATATTTAAAATTACAACAATCTGTATCGTGACACTTTTGTTTTGAACTATATGTATCAATCACTATATATTGATGATTTGTCTTGTGTTCCCTATCAATATTATAACAAAAAGTATCATTTAAAGCCACTACAATACAATTTAATTTCTCATCTATAATTATTTCTCTTATATCTCGCAATTTATGTTTATAAAATTTTCTAACAAAACGTTTTATTATATCACAATCCTTTTCTGTTAATTCCTTTTGAATCGGTAAAAAAGTAGGAACAACTTCTTGTATAGCGTTTACATTGTTTACGTTGTTGTTTACGTTGTTGTTTACGTTGTTTATTTTACCTGTCACGGCTGTATCGGCTGTATTATATGTATTATATATGTTGTTGTTGTCTACGTTGTCTTGTATATTCTTCTTAAAACATTTTTTAAATAACTTTGATTCTGTATCTATAATCAAATCGTCATTACCACCAGGACAATGACATACAAATGTATCTAAAAAATCAAAGTCATCACTTAATTCTGACTTTACCAATGGCCTATTTTCTTGGAATTTTGTACTACAATATGTACGAAACAAACCTTCTCTATAAACAGACACATCTATGATTTTTTTTGATGTCAATTCTGTAAACAAATTACATGTAAATTTTTTAAATCCCTTTACATTTTTAAAATATACTGGTTTGTTATCCCTTTTTAAATTAACTATAATATGATACGAACGTTTTTCTTGATTATGAGATTCTAATATTACAAATTGTATTGTAGTTATATTCAATTTTACCATAAATATATCACTTATACTTTTACAAACTTCCTTAATTATAGAAATATCATTATCATACGATTCTTTATCTTTATCTTTGTATATTTCTATATCTAAAAAATATTTTAGTACTGCATGTTCATTTATAAATTCATAATAAGAGCCTAATAACACCCTTTGTTCTATTAAATTTTGAAAAGCATTGTAGTCTTTTAATATAAAATATTTTTTAATATTATCATTGCATAATATAGAACCCGCTTTTAAATATTTTAAAGCAGTTACTTTTTTAGCAAAAACCTTCATTCTTTATTTTAAAGTTTCTTTATCTTTAAAATAGAAATAATAACATAAATTAAATTAAACTATTTAATATTTAGGACTCTTTGATTTCTTGGACTTGCGTTTAGGACTCTTTGATTTCTTGGACTTGCGTTTAGGACTCTTTGATTTCTTGGACTTGCGTTTAGGACTCTTTGATTTCTTGGACTTGCGTTTAGGACTCTTTGATTTCTTGGACTTGCGTTTAGGAGACTCGGATTTAGATGATCCAGATGAACTAGGCATTGATTTCTTGGACTTTCTCTTGGAAGACTTTCTTTTAGGAGATTTTACCTTTTTGGAAGACTTTCTCTTGGAAGACTTTCTTTTAGGAGATTTTACCTTTTTGGAAGACTTTCTCTTGGAAGACTTTCTTTTAGGAGATTTGACTTTCTTGGACTTACGTTTAGGAGATTTAACCTTTTTGGAAGACTTTCTCTTGGAAGACTTACGTTTAGGAGATTTAACCTTTTTGGAAGACTTTCTCTTGGAAGACTTTCTTTTAGGAGATTTGACTTTCTTGGACTTACGTTTAGGAGATTTA